AACTGATTATTTTCATTTCTTATTTCAACAATTTCTAATACATTTGTATCTTCTTTTGGTAGTACAATTTTATCATATATTTTTGGATCACTAAAAGAATATTCTTTAGTTTTTATTTCTCCTGAAACTGCATCTACTTGTTTTTTAAGTAAGTAATATGTAACATTTCCACTATCATCTAATTCATAAACTGTTACGTCTGTGCTATCAACTGAACTAGTAAATTTAAAATCTACTGAATCTAATGTTCTAAATTTTATATCTGATTCGGTAGCTATTACTGCATTTGATTTAACTGTTACTGCATATCTCATATCTGGTTTAGCATTTACTCCAGTACCAATTGCAGGTACTAATTGATATGCATCTAATTTTACTGTTGCAGGAGTTAATGTTTTTGGCTTTAATCCACTCATTGCAGCTAATTGATATAAATTATACCTTTCTTCTGCAGTTGTAAGAAATGATTCTCTAGATTGGGCATCTGTATAAAATGATAATACATCTCCAACATATGCAGACATTTCCAAAAACATCATTCCTGGTGATGATTCATTAAAATCATTATATGTATTTGGAAAATATGTTTTTGTAAAGTTTACTAGATTTCTACGAAACTGCGCAAAATCTTTATTTAAATATTTTACATCTTTTTTTACTAAGTCTGCCATATTACTCTACCTATGTTAATAATTGGTATTTGTTTGAACACCATTTTCATCTATTAATAATTTAATTACCTGATTTGCTCCATTCTCAGTTACTCTAAAATGCAATGAAATATCTAATGCATGTTGGTCAATTCTACGATCTACAATAATATTATCTAGAATAATATAAGGCAACCAAGTTGCAATATCTTCATTTAATCCATCTTCTATTGATGTTTCTAAATCAACTGTACTTTGTTCAAATAAACTATCAACTATCTGCGTTCCAAAATCTGGCTGCATAAATCTTTCGCCTTTTCTTGTTAACAATAAATTTTTTAAATTTGATACAGCTTGTTCTTCTGTGCTATATGATTGCGCAAATACAGATGCACCACCCTGTGATCCAGATGCATAATTTTGATTGAATGTACGACCTGGAGCATTACCATTAAATGGTAATAATACTCCGACTGCCACATCAGGTTCAAAATCTAATGGATGATATCTATATTCTTGTTGGGCCATTATCTAACGCCTTTCTTTTTATCAATTGCTTTCATAACTGCTGAATAATCTTTTGTTAATGCAGATGTAAGATGTTCTGGTAATTCAGCTGTATTAACAGGTCGACCTTCTACATCTGTTGTTGGTATCGTATCAATTCCTCTTGAAGAATTCATCATTGATCCAAAATTAGATACATCATTAGTTGTCATCATATCTTCCATCATGGAAACTGGCGGTCCTTGTTGCATGTTTCCAAAATCTGCAGTAGCCGCAGTTTCATTTAATATATCATCTAACATTTTATTTTTAGAAAATGTTTTTTTCTTACGTACTTTTGATTTGTATGGATGTTCTTGTTGTTCTACCATTCCTTGTAATGATAATCCATGATTAATAACCTTTTTATGCGAAACTGTTTGTTCGCCTAAAATATCTTTAACTGCGGTACGAACTTCTTCTCGAACCACTTTACGTAAAATTTTTACAAAACTTTTTGTGTCCATAGTATACTCCTATCTATTCTTATTTAATATAAATATCAAGGTATACTAAATGTTGGCGGTTTTTTACGTGATTGCTCCAACTCCAGCACCAGAGCCACCAGTAGTTGTTACGGCTGTAGTAACTATACCTGATTTTATATATTTGTCTATTGCAATTGCCAACTGTTTAGCAAGAATTGCTTCTGCGGCTGGACCGTTTGCATTACTTGCGGCCTTAAATGCTTTTTTGATATCAGTTTCTAAATTTGGTAATATTAATGGCATATTATTCTCCTATTGTTTTAATTGTGACATTCGTGATACTAATGCTGCTATATCACCAGCAGCTGGATTGGCTAGTGTTGGACCATTTCCTAATCCTGGTGCGGTTGGATATGCAGATGCTCCACTAGTGATTTGTTGCATAACTTTTAAAAATTCGTCCATAATTGATAACACTTCATTCATGTCAGCTGCCCAATCCGGTGTTGCAACTTGTACTGATTGTTTTGCTGCTAATATTAAGAATTCTTTTTTGGCATTAAATACTAATCTGTCTGATGATATAACAACTTGGCTACTATCAGCCTTGTTTGATCTTGGTACACCTGTACCTAGGTTTGGTTGAGCTGTTTCAAATGTTTTTAATTTTTGGCCGGATGTCATACAAATTGTAGATTGGTCTAATTCAAAACTTTCTTTTGAATATTTATTTGTTCCTGGTATTGGAAAATGTCCATTTGTAATAAACGTAATTGGTGAACCAGCTCCAAAGATTCCACCTTCCCAATCTGCACATGCCTTTATCTCATAAACATCTTTTCCTTTGATTGCATCCGGATGTGGACTATCTTCTACTGTTGATCCAAATCTAATTGTCTGGCCCCATCTACCTTCTATAATAGTATCTCCTTCATATGGTTGCATTGGCTTTATTGTTTCACGTTCTTGAAATGTCTCTCCCATGAACGGATCTAATGCAGATTCTTTTTGTGGATTACCTAATGAATTTAAAAACTCGCCTAATTGGCCTGTTGGTTGATCTTTTCCTCTTAAAAATGTTTGTGGTAAAATTCCTAGATTTAAATTATCCTGTACATTACATGATGTTAAATAATATGCTCTTTGTGGAGTATTTCCTGGATCAGCTGACCATGATGGTCCTCTAAATGTCATAATATGTTCACCTACTAATGGAATACGTTTTACTGGTCCTAATGGTATAGCCCATTCATCATTAGTATTCTTTTTACCACCACCACCAGCTGATCGTACTTTAACTGCACCTAATGGTAATTTTTCACCCTCTTCATCTTTTGGTTCAGATGTATACGCATTAGTAGTATCAATTACTTCTAAAATTTTACTCATTGTTTACTTCCCAAACTAATATTATCTTGTTCTGCATGTATAGCATCTAATTCTTCCTGAGCCGTTTGTAGTAACCTAGCCTTTTCTTCTTCACTCATACCAAACTCATCTCCTGAATCAGATTTTGATGAACCAACTAATCTTTGTACTACAGCTGCAAGTTTAACTAAATGTTCATCATTCTTAACTGATACATCTAGATATTCTTTTATTAACGGTACAATTACTGTTGCGTCGCCTATATTTTTAATTAATGGTTGTAATTCTTGAATTAATGTATTTATTTGTCTATCCTTCTTTTTAGAATTGTGATAGATATCTTTCATTAAGTCTGAAAATGATGTTCCTTTAAATAGTTCGAATTCTTCGTGCATGTCTAAACCCTTTATTATAAATATAAAGAGTTATGATTTTGGTCTTAAGAAATGACCTGTTCTTTGATATTCTTTAAACATTAAACCAAAATCTTTTTTAAGTTTGTTAACAACTTTGGTAATATTTTGAGTTTTTAGACCTGTTCTTTCTCGTATAAGAATATAAAGAGCTTTTTTATTAAAGTTTTCTATATTTTGTCTAATACGAAATAATTCTAATAATGAATCTGCTACTATAATATCACGTTTATTTGTGAATATAGTATTTAGATTATTATCATAGTATTCAACAAATTGATCTGTAAAATCTCTTAATACTTCTTGAAAATCTGTATAAGAAGCTTCTCCTCCTAAATCACGCTGTTCATCAATGACTGATATATCAGCCTTTGCTTTCATTTTTGCATAATTAGCATTATTTGCTATAATTAAATAATTTTTTGCAATAATACTAAAATATGAAAATGCCTTTCCTTTACCTTCTGTAAATTTATGTATCTTTTCATTTAAGAATGCAACTACCTCTGCTTTAACATCTGCATATGGTACATCAAAATAATAAAACTTAAATGTATGTATCATATTTTCTACAAGCTTATTAAATGGATAGTTTATATATTCTCGATACAATTTATCACGCTTATATTGTTCTGTTTCTTGATTATATGCAACAATTGCTTTTTCATTAATATAATCAAAGTATAATTTTTTAGTTCGCTTTCTTCCACGCTTTTTTACTTTTGGTAATGTGGCTTCATATTCAATACGTGCCTTATCTTCTTCTAACCAAATATAAAACTGATCTGCTCCAAAAAATTCTTTAACTGGCTCTTCTTGTGTTTCTTCATTCATTAGTTAACTCCACGATTTAGGTCATCCATTACTTCTTTAATAATTTTAAAGGATGTGCCTACTTCGTCTGATGATTCAAATGCTCCCATTCGATCTGCGTTTCTAATTTCAGAGTTGGCTTGATTAATTTTTGTTTTTAATCCATCAAAGAAATTATAATAATCTAAATTTGACTTTTCTAATTCTTCAATATAATTTGTAAATTCTTCTTGTTTTCTTAACTGGTTTATATTAACAAATAATGATACTGCTAATATTACTGATATTACTATAATTGTTGTTATCATTTTTTATCTCCAAATAAATCATCAAACATTTTTAATGTTGCAGTTGCTTGACTATTTTCTGCTATTGCTCCTAATTTTTTTGCTCTTGCCTTTTTACCATATGATTGATTAACAGGTGTTGATGGTATAGTATTTGGTTTTGACTTAGCCCACATTTCATATTCTATTCTTGCTGCCATGCAATCTGCTTGGTGCATTACATATCCTAAATTAGTTTTTAGTTTTGAATCGGCTGTTCTAGACATGAAATAAGGTTTATTATTTTCATCATATAAACCATCTGTTAATTTAATGCCTAACATCTCATTCCAAGTAATTTCAATACCATAATGTTGTAATAACCAAATTGATAAATCATTTACTAATGTAAATTGATTGTTAGGATTGACCTTATACATCCTTCCCATATTCTTTCTATGCCATTCTGAATCATTTGGAATATATGTTTCATTTCCTTCTCCAGGAAACCCCATCTTACCAATATCATGATTTAATGCAACAAAGACCAATTCTTCCATTGTATATCCATCACAATCAGATCCCATTGATTTCCATAACATGTATACTTGTTTAGCACATTTAATAACTCGCAATACATGGTCTACATATCCGCCTTCAAATGCGTTATGATAATGATCAATGCTTGAAGCAGGTTGCATACACATTCTATCTTCTAGATCTGTATACATTGCTTTTAGTTT